ATCAACGCGAACAGGCCCGAGAAGATGCGTACTTCATAGAGATATACGATAATGAATTGAGCAAGGGACACCAGCCAAGCCGCGAAGAATACCGCCGGTACAAGTTAAGTCAGCAACGGGTCAAAGTGTTAGGGGAAGTGAATGCAAGTCATCAGTAAAGAACGATTAGCAACCGAATGTGTACGCATGACGATCCAGAATCAGGAAGGTCTGGACAACATGATGCACATGCTAGGGCAGATCGAGTTAGAGTTTCCCATTGATGTTCAGATAGAGAAGCACAAGAAGAAACGCACCGCTACCCAGAACAACACCGCTAACAAATGGTATCGTGATTGTGAGAAGCAGGGCGATATGAAGGCGTGGGAGTATCGGGCGTACTGTAAACTGCATTTTGGAATCCCTATTCTCAGACGTGACAGCGAGAAGTTCAAAGCAGTTTATGATCGAGACGTGAAGCCTTACACTTACGAGCAAAAGCTATCGTTCATGGTGGAGCCCTTTAACTTTGAGGTTACAAACTTGATGAACGTGAAACAGCACAGTGAGTTCCTGGATATGGTTGAACGCCATCTACGGGAGCAGGGCTTCCAATTGACTGAGGTGAGCAAATGACATGGCCAAGAAATGTAAAGTCTGCGGGGAAAAGTTCACGCCAACTTTCACAAGTTTCCAGAAAACGTGTAATGCGACTCAATGCCTTGTCGCGTTTGGAAAGACAGAAAGAACTAGAATCAATCGCAAAGAAACCAGAGAGTCCAAGCGAGACAGATCCTATTGGATGAGACGGTGCCAAACCGAGTTCAATAAATACATTAGGAACCGAGACAAGAAAGATCCTTGCATATCATGCAACCGTCATCACGATGGGCAGTACCATGCTGGCCATTACAAGACAGTGGGCGGTCATCCTGCACTACGGTTTGAAGAAGACAATTGCCACAAACAATGCTCAGTTTGCAATAACTACAAGTCTGGTAATTTATCAGAATATCGGTCAAACTTGTTGATAAAGATAGGGTTAGAGCGGGTCGAGTGGCTAGAAGGGCCGCATGATCCAGTCAAATATACCATTGAGGATCTGCAAGAGATGCTATCCAAGTACCAATCACTGAATAAGAAATGGGTACAGTCTCCACGTTAGACCGTAATGCTGAACAGGTGCGGGATGTACTCCGCAGCCTGTTGGAGCAGTGTGAGGCTGGCAATATATGTGGTGCCGTCATAGTGACAGAACACCTCGACGGGTTTGACTTGGACATGCCTGGAACCTTCTCTACCGATCCCGATTCAATAGCTTCAATCACTGGCCGGTTGCAAATGGCCGCGCACTCGTTCTGCCAGATGAGCTGGGAATATGACGACGAAATATAAGACCACGACCGAGCACTTAGATTTCTGCAACACTGAGTACCAGCGTCAGATAATCGAAATGACTTTGAGCGGGATGAATCAGTCTGAGATTGCTAGAGAGTTAGGCAAAAATCCCAGAAGAATTAATAAAGCAGTTGTGGCTGTTCATAGACGGGCAGCACTTCAAGGTGTGGCACCAGCCTATAATGTAAACCGGCAGACAGTCCCAGGATTTACCACCAAGCGGGTCAGTACCGCCTACAATCTGGACGGTGACATTGTCCTGCAATGGCATATCCAAGAACCAGAACGTCAGAAGCTAGAAGAATTAATCGCTCAATTTGTGGAGGGATTCAAAGATGAAGTCTCGGGAATACACACTCCCATTAACCCGCCCGCAGGCATTGATGACGATTATATGGTTAGCTATATTATTGGCGATCATCATTTGGGGATGCTTGCTCACCACTCTGAAACGATGGGCGAGGACTATGATGTCAAGATTTCGCAACGGCTGCTAGAAAATGCAGTTGATCGGCTGGTCAGTGTAGCGCCAGCGGGTCGGGTCGGTGTGCTTGTGAACCTTGGCGACTTCATGCACGTCAACGACTCCACCAGCTCAACGCCTAACTCTAAGAATCTCCTAGACTCTGATGGCCGGTACTCCAAAACCATCAGGGCTGCAAGTAATGTGATAAAGCGTACGGTTTTGCGGATGCTTGAAAAACATGCCGAGGTCTGGCTTGTGAACGTCCGTGGTAATCATGATCCTGACGCTGCGTTGTGGTTGAATGAGGTAATGAGGCTGTACTTTGAAGATGATCCGCGTGTTCACGTATTCGATAACGCGTCTAAGTTTATATGGTGGCAGTGGGGCAAGAATCTGGTAGTGACCCATCACGGAGACAGGATTAAAATGTCCAATCTTCACGGGTCAATCGTGTCAAATCTCAGGAAAGAATGGGGCGAAGCGGAGCACACATTTGTATGGACGGGCCATATACACCACAAAAATCAAGAGGAATATGGCGGCGCATTGTTCGAAAGCTGGAACATCCTAGCACCCGCAGACGCTTGGCACGCTGGCTCTGGCTATGCCAGTTCTCGGAGTATGACATGCGTGATTCTTCACAAAGACTATGGGGAAGAAGGCAGATTAAAGGTAAACGTGGAGCGGATTAAATGAGCGCATTTGACGAGCAGATAGGCGGCAACCACTACAAGTTGATGATGATCCAACCTACTGAATATATACTGGCCAACAATTTGGGATGGTGTGAAGCAAATGTTGTGAAGTACATTAGCCGGTGGCGTGCCAAGGGCGGGGTCGATGACTTGCGAAAGGTGGTGCATTACACTCAGATATTGATTGAGCGTGAGTTGAATGAAAAGACGGCTTCAGTGGATGAACCAAAGAAACCGTCTTGGTAGATTACAGTAGGATTGCTCCGATTACATAGCCAAACAGGAAGGCCACGATCATTGCCCCGCCTGTGAAGCGTGGCACCAATAGTTTATCAAGTTGTTTCTTGATCATTTCTTGCCCTCGATTTGTTGTAGTTTGTCCAGCATTTTAAGCACGTCTAGCAGTACGGTCTGTTCGTATTGGTCGACCTCGGGCTGGCAGTAAGTCTCACGCACTTTGACTAGCGTCATCCATGCGGTCAGCAGTTCGGTTCGGGTTGGTCTCAGGCTCATTGATTTTCCTTGATGATTTTCATTGCAGTAGGCTGGCTAATTCCCAGAATACGCCCAATATTGGGTGAGCTTTTACCCTTGGCGTGTCGTTCTAGCACTGCCGCCACGAGTTCGGCATGGGTCTTAAATGGGCCCGTGGCCCGTGGTCTTCCTATTTTCATAGATTGCTCCATTGTTGCACCATAGCATCGGCGATGCCTTGGTAGGTTTTGCTGCGTATCTTCCAGCGATTTTCTGATGGGCCTAGTTTGTTCTGTCCGCTTGGCGTTTGGTTGTCCCAGTGCCCGCAGTCAGGCTTCGGTATTACGTCGGTCGGTTTCAGTCTTGGCAGATTGTGCAGCCACAAGCCTGTTTTCTTGCTCTCTGAGTGTCCGTACTCGTATGGCTGGACGTACTGGCTAGCCTTGATCGGAAGGACTCCGACGGGGTTCTCCATGCACACAAACCGCGCAACCGACTTGGCAAGCTCGAACATCTCAAGCGTATAGTCGATAGCCTCAAGCCGTTGGTCGTGCTTTGGTTTGCCTGTACCGTAATGGGCGTTTCCGCTCACGCATAAGGCTGTGCAAGGCGGGTGCATGATAATCAAGTCCCAATCGCGTTGCCCTGCGAGCTGCATCTGGATGGCTTTTTTGGCGTCCATCGTTAGGTGGAACTTGCTGCCATCGTCTGCGGGTTGTAGGTCACAAGACCATGCCTGATGGCCTAGTTTTCGGAAGGCTTCACGTACTGTGCCGCTAGACTCGTAAGCAATGAGCACGTTCATACATAATGCCCCCAAGTTGCACCCGATTGAGTGACCGCGCTTTCAAGCATACCTTGCGAGCCGATAGCGATGGCGTCAGTTATTTCCCATGCGAGCCATTCGGCAATCTCAAAAGCACCGTCAAGGCCGTCCCAGTGGTTTGGGTCGATTTGCAATGATGAAAGACTACCGCCCTTAAGCCAAAGATAAACAATTGAGCCGTCTTCTTTTGCTGATTCGATGTCGGCGTAGTGGTAAAACTCGGTGATCTTTCTGCTGATTGGTTGCTGTAACAATTCGGCGTTGTCGTAATTCATCGGATGCCCTCGCAGTTTGGTTTCAAGTTGTCATAGTCCGGCCAGTAACCTAGACAGACGTTATATTGATATTCTTTGGACATGGTGACCTCGTGTTCATAGTCCATTGACGAGATCCAGAGCAAGGCCGCGACAACTGCCACGGCTATGCAAATC